ATCCGTAAAACTAGAAGAGAAATTGCCTTCAAACTTATAAATAGTGTTATTAGGGAAAGCCGTTAACTCTATGCCGTTACGTTCAATAACTTTACGAGAATACTTAACCCAAGGGAATAACCAAAAAGACTTTACACCTCCTGATCCATCCTTGCAACCCCTTAAATATCCTTCGTTTAAAGATGCCATCCCGTCCTAGTGTTTATATCTTGTGCATTTACTTCGTCCTGAGCAGTCTTATACTCTGGTATGTTCTTTAATCCTATCCACTTTTCAAACCTATTCGCGTATAATTCGCCTAATCCGTGATATTTGTCGGCTAAGTTTTGCACCTCTGTACCGCTCGCTGTCTCTGCATTTTCGGGTGTATTTTTGAATATACCGCCATTTGATACCATTAAACTACCCACCTCCACATACTCCGCTAATGCTTCATATTTAGTTATAGGCTTGACAAATTGTGTAAATAACTCTAAATAATCGCCCGTAATTGTCTCATTCCCTACCTCTGTAACTATTTTATCGTACAATTCAGTACCTAGTAACGGTTCAATGACTGAAATTTGTACCGATTCAATAATAAATTCGTACTTATTTGTGTCCACATTACCCCCTAATATGGTGGTTGTGGTTATTTCTAGTGGTGTTATTAATAATAATGCCATACTATTTGTTTACAAAGCCCTGATTAGGCATATTAATAGGCGCAATACTTACTAAATTCTCGTTAGTTTCTACTTTATACCCTCTTCTTTTTGCTTCAGATGTACTAATTATCTCGGCTAATGGGTTATTAACGTCAATTTTTGCGCCTTTTTTTAGGTAAATTACCCTGTTCCATTTGTGATGACAGTTTCCACCGCCTTTGTACAACCAAATAGAGTAGGTTGTTGCTCCTTTAAGCCCCCAGCCGATTGTTCTACCTTCTTTATTTACGTAAAAATCGTTAACAACCTTACTACTCATTTGCAAAATATCTTCTTTTCGATAAACCTTACCCGCTGCTAACATTTTTTTACAAAACCCTCTTTCACCCGTCGCACTTTCTTTTTTAGTATTACCCTTAGAATCTACATATCGATACCTTACTACTATATTTTCGTTGTCCTGTTCGCTATTTGCATTTGGTCGTGCTGTTCCTGTACTCGCAAATTTTAAAGATAACTTTTCCTCTTCTTCATAGTCGACCTCACTCTCGTTAACTAAATGATAATCTTCATTACTATCATAATCATCACCCAACGCTATGAAAGTGTCGAGATCATTTTTTTTTTGAGATAACTCAACGCTCTTAGTGTCCGTGGTTTCCTCTACTATCTCAGTAAGTGGTAAAAATTCAAGGTCTAAGTTAATGTCGTAAAGCTCTAGTATCTCAGTAAAGCAGTCTAGTACAAACCTTTGTTTAGGTGCTATTACTCGCTTCATTAGTTGCGCCTCTGCTGTATCTAATTCGTCGGCATTGTTTCCTAGTCCTGTATTGTCTTTAATACCAAATAGCATTGGAGACGTTACACGGTGGGCTGTTAAAAGTTGTTGTCTAGCTTCTTGTGTTAGATACTCCCATTGCTTATGTACGTTTGAATTAACAGGGATAGCTTCTACCGTCGTCTCTTTTTCATCCCCATTAAATGATATTACAAAAGTTCCTCCATTCGGGCTTCCTACTAATTTAGCCTTAATCGCTTTCTCAAATTTGTCCTTTGTTTCTGTATCCCAAGTTTGACCGTTTGGTACGTTAATAATATACCCAGCACTTAAACCGTTTTTAATACAACTAACGTAAAGGTTTGCAATCTCTTCCTCCATTTCCGCATAAGGCATACCAGCCAAATAATCAGGATCAGCAAAGTAATTTTTTCCAGCCTTGTACGGCTTACCTACATAAATAGATTGAGGTTGTTTTTTACCGTTGAAAGATGGGTAGTCTTTAGGCTTGTTTTCTGGCAGTGTATGTCTCGCCCAATTCTTTGAATACCAATAGAACTCTATTACTTCTTCCTCATTCTCGATTGAAGGTATTACACGCTGTTTAGGAACGTGTGTAATCGATGCTAAGTCTTTGCCCTTTGTTTGGGTTACTTGCATACTTAATTCCCCGAACAACTCAAAGTCAGAAATTATCTTCCTAACATCTGAAGATTTTAATACACTCTTTAATTTAGCCCATTGACTTACATTACTTGCAGCGTTCTTTGCGTGAAGTCCACGCCCGTAAATCAAATCTACATACGAGTTTATAATCGCTGCATTTGTAGGACTGCCATTATACCTATCGATAATGTACTGATAGAACTCGTTTTTAGTTCCATTCATTACCCAATCCTTAAACTTGTTTTCCTTTACTTCAGGACGCACATAGCTGCTTAGGGTTATTAGTTTTATCTCGTTGCTCATATAGTGCTGTACGTATAAAGACCCTGTGAAGGATCATAATTTTGTGCATCTTGATTGATAGCGATTAGTTTACCTCTAAAAACTACATTACCATCCTCCGTTACCTTCATCTGATACTTACTATCTTCATCAAAAATAAAGTTAAAAGTAAAAGTCATTATACCATCAATGTAAAGGTATAGATTTGAAGGTGTGCTAACCTCTCTTGTAGTTTCGTTGTAAAGTTCTAATACGACAATGCTCGAAGGAGCAAACCTAGGTACTACCTTAGGTCTATGTGTGTCTTCAGTTGAGTTTACTACTACCATATCTATATAATGAAAAAAGACCCTATTTGTTTTAATAGAGTCTTTGATACTATGAAAAAAATTTGCTTATACTGCTACTAAAGCTAAGAAAGCCGTTACAGTTGCTGAGTCTAAAATAGGTGCAAGGTTTGCAGTCGTTGCAGTTCCTGTAATGGTATAACCATTTAAATCAGTCTTTGCCCCTCCTGTTTGTGCATTAATCGCAAAATCAATACCATCATCCAATCCTATTGCGTGGTAGTTTCCATTTCGATCTTTTACAACCGCCTGTGGATAACCAGCAGATAACAAGTTAAATGTAGTATTCGTCGCAGCGTCCAAAGTTTTTAATACCGCTACCAAAGTAGAAGTATTTACACTCGTTCCTGTATTCCTGTCGCTGCCTTTGTCCTGAGTTAATGTGTTACCATCGCCCTCTAGTCCAAATTCGTAAACAGTTGTAAGAAGTGGATTGACCCCTGTTGCTTCTCCAGATACAACCGTAAAAGGATCTGCTACAAAATTGAAAATATATAAAGAACTATTGCCCCCTAATTTATCCTTACAAACCTTTCCAGCTCTTCCAGATGTAATATCACATGCCATAATTATAAAGGTTTTATAAAGGGGATCAATTAAGACCCCCTTAAATTAGTTTCTATCCTCCGTAAAGAGTAATATAACGTTGGTTAGTACACCAAGTTGCATACGCCTGTACATTCTTATAGAAGTACTCTTCTGAACCGTTAGACATCTTCCCTGTCTCTAAGTGAGATACATCAGATGCTAAGTCCATAAGTATTTTAAGATACTTCGCTGGCGAAGCAATCATAAACCCAACTAAAGGCTTAAACTTCACTTCTACACCGTTGTAAGATGCTTTATCCCCTTCGAATAAAAAGTTTTGATTAGATGCTGCACCAACTGAGTTGTTAGCAATCTTCATCAATTGTCTATGAGCTAAAGGAGCGTAAATAATTACTTCCTCCATTGCTAATACTTTAGGATCTAAAGTTGCGTACAGTTTAGCATATTCAGCTGCAATAGTTGAAGATGTAATTGTAGCAATAGAAAGTACTTTTTTGTAGTCTCCTAATCCAGCCCCAGGCGTGTCCTTACTTTGTGAATCATTGTGCAAGATAATTGCTGGCAATGAGTTTACTAAATTAGTCGGCATTGCTGCTGCTAATGTTTGCGCTCCAGCCGATATGCTACCTTGTGCAGCCCCCGGAGTTAATCCAGCGATAAGTGCCTTTTGTGCAGTTGTTGCACCATCCCAAGAAACCGACTCCATTGTTTGTGCAATAGCTGGCGATACTTGTTGTAACACTTTATTGTCAAATTCACTTGATACTGTGTTAAATGCTCCAGCTTGCATAGAACGCTCGAAACGAGTATCTAAAAGAGTCTCATAATTTACAGTATCAGCAAACATAATCTTAGTTAAGTTTACTACTGATTTTTGAACACCTAATACATCACTACCA